TAATATTGTATTCTTTAACGCAGGTACTGATTATGCTCATTCTAACTTATCTAGTCTGTTTGGAAACAGCGGAAATGTTACAGGGGCTGATGCAGACAACATGAATCTTAACTGGGATGTAGACGGAGACGATAATGTCTTTAAAGTAGCAATAAACTCTCCCTATGTTAACCAAGATTGGGATATTGACGGAGACAACAATACTATAGATTATATTGGTATTGGAAATGCTAATGCTTCGAGTGACGCTACAGGTCATATCTCAACTATAAATATAACAGGCGATTACTGGGACGTAGACTTAATTCAACGATCTACAAATAATAATGATTGGGTTAATATAACTACTACGGGTAGCGGAACACAGGGAAGTCATGCGACACTTTGTATTGTTCAAAACGATTCTGGTTCTGCTGCTGGCTGCTAACGCCAGCGCTAGTCCAAGTATAGGCAGTGTTACCGAACTAGAAGGTAGTGCTGCAGTATTTCGTAAACAAGCGGAAAGTACTGCAAAATTAGATTTTGGCATTGAAAGTTATGATGATGTCAGAACTGCACAAGGTAGAGTAGCGTTACAATTTTTAGACGACTCTATCTTAAAATTAACAGAGCATTCTTCGATAATTATTGATGAGTTTGTATACGATGCAAACCCTTCTAAATCGAAACTAGCTCTTAGCTTTGCCTCTGGCACCGCTCGTTTCATAACAGGTGCTCTAGGAAAGATAGACAAAGAAAACATTAAAATTAGTACTCCTACTGCAGAAATAGCTATAAGAGGTACTGATTTTACTG